CGTGGACCCGTTCGTGGCGTCTCATGCGGTCTCCGAAAACGACAACCAGGCCGTCAACGCCGTTCTCGCGTCCTGGCGGCTGATCGCTGACATGACAGCGTGCTGCCCTGTCCTCGTCCACCACTTCAGGAAGCTGAACGGCGAGGAGGGCTCCATCGACAGCGTCCGAGGAGGCTCCGCGATGATCGGGGCCGTGCGGACGGCGCGGGTGATGAACGTCATGTCCGACGCCGAGGCCGCGAGGCTCGGGATCGAGGAGGCGGATCGCCGCCGCTATGTGCGGATCGACAACGCCAAGAACAACCTCGCGCCGCCAGCTGCGTCGGCTCAGTGGATCGAGTTGCGGTCGGTGGACCTCGGCAACGGGTCCGGCATTTCGCCGCACGGCGACAAGGTCGGCGTTGCGGTGCCGTGGTCTCCGCCTTCGGCGTGGGAGGGGATCACCGCCGGTCATGCCCGCGATGTCTGGCAGTTCCTGGCGAAGAATGGCCCGAGGCGAAAAGACCCTCAGGCAACAGCTTGGTTTGGCTTCGACGTCATGACGATCTGCGGGATCGAACAGGATGACCGAAACAAGGCGCGGGTGGTGACGCTTCTCAACGCATGGGAGAAATCGGGGATCATCACGTCTGCCATGCATCCTGATGAACGTCGGAAGAAGGCACCGCATTACGAGGCCGGGAAGGCACCTGAACCGGATGACCGATGATGGTTTGCTCCACCTGCTCCACCATGCTCTACCGGGGGGTGGAGCAGTGGAGCAAAAGCCAGCCCCAGATCTGCTCCACCACCACCCCCCTATAGGGGGGGTGGGTGGTGGAGCAGCGGGTGGCCGGGGGCGCGGCAACGCGGCGAAATAGAACGAAATCTGCTCCACCTAGGAGGCGACATTGAACGGACCCGACTACTCCCTTGCCAAAGCCATCCTCGACGGTGTCGATGAAACCATCGCCGCGTCCGAACGGCGGTGGGGCGTGGACCGCCTTCGGCTCCTGGTCACCGACGACCTCAGGGCGCGGTGGGACCGTCAGTGGCAGTCCTGGTGTCGGGCGGTCGAGGCCAACGACCTCGGCGGCATCCAGAAGCACGGCGCGGCGGTCCGGCGGGCTGTGGCCGCACTCGAGGCGGCGGCGACCGCTGCCGGGGCCGAGCCGATCGCGCCGACCGTCTGGGAGACGACCTACGAGGGCCGGGTCATCGCGGTGGTCAGGACGAGCGCCGAGGCGTATGCCGTGACGACACAGGGGCGAGGGCTTGAGGTCTGGACGCTGGACGAACTGGTGCGCGTCGCCCTGCCGAGGACCGAGATCGTCGCCGCGACCAAGGAGGTGTTTCCTGGGGCCGAGGTGGTCGCCTACAAGTCGCCGCCGACCGACTGGGCGAGCGGTGGCGATCCGCTTCCCGATTTCCTGACCGCCTGAGCGTGGAGCCAAAATGATGCCGAGCAGAGACGCCGTCGCCCGCTCAACCCGCACCAGCGGCCGAAAAAACCGCCCTAGCGTCGATCCTGCCGAGCCGGTGATACCGCCGACGCAGGAACGCGCCAGACACGCCGAACACGGGATCGAGGTCGCCGAGCCCGAGCGGACCGAGCGAGGCGGTGGTCGGGCGTACACCGACGCGCACGGGCGGGCGTCCAGGCCGTGGAGGGTGGTCGATACGCTGGCGGCAATGGAGCGCGCGGGCACGATAGACGGCGAGCAGCGGGCAGTGGGCGAGAGGTTTAGGGCGCTGTTTGAGATCGCCGGCCTGGCTGGCCTCGGGGCTGCGCCTCTGGAGCGCGCACCGGGCGGCGGCATGGGCGATGGCGGCATTCAGCGGCGCATCGATGCGGGACGGGCCGTCAGCAGGGCGCTACAGCTGCTTGGCGGGCGCGGGGCGCTGGTGCTGGTCACCGTTGATGTCCTTGGGCTCGGGCAGTCGTTATCGGAGTGGGACCGGGCGCGCCATCAGCGCAACGGACGGGCGGGCATGATGCTGCGGGATGCGCTGGAGATACTCGCGACGGAATGGCGGACTTGACCGGGGGAGCGATCAGCGTATCTTGTCGATATTCGGTCGAGGTGCGCCGCAGATGATCATCCCGAGCGCCGATCTGAACGCCAACGAAGTGGCGCGCTTCTACGCCGACCAAAAGCGGAAAGTGCCTTTTGCGGCGGTCTGGGCGCTGACCCAGTCGGCCAAAGTGGCCGAAAGCGCCATCCGAGACGAAATGCGGCGCGTCCTGCATTCGCCGCGCGAATGGACGCTTCGGTCCCTCCGCACGGTGCCGGCCACCAAGGCCAAGCCCAGCGCGACGGTGAACTATCGAGAGTTTGCGGGCAAGGGCACGCCCGCGGGCACATACCTGCGGTTCCTTGAGGCCGGCGGGCAGCGACGGCACAAACGCTTTGAGCGGGCTTTGATTGCGGCGGGCGTCATGCGGGCGAGCCAGTATGCCGCGCCATCTCGCAGCGCTGAGGCATCGATCCTCGACCAGGATGGCAACGTCCCGGCCAAGGTGATCGTTCGCATCCTGTCGCAGCTGCGGGCGTTCGGCGAGCAGGGCTACAGGGCCAACCTATCGACCGACCGACGCAAGCGGCGCGGCGCGGTGAAGCGGGCGGGCGAGCAGTATTTCAGCACATCAGTGCAGCGGGGCAAGATTGCGCCAGGCATCTACCGGCGAAACCAAAACACCGGGCGCATCGAGATGGTCATGGCGTTCGTGACCCGCGCGACATACCTGCGCATCTTCGCGTTCTACGACGTCGGCAACGCGGCGGCGATCAAGGCGTGGCCCGAGATGCTGGCGCAGGGCATGGCCCGATACCCAGCCAGAGCCCGATAGGGCAAGAACCGTGCCAAGCGGGTCCCTTTTGGCAAAACAGCGTTTCGGGTAATTCGCACCTCGATGGTTTTCTAGTGACTAACCCATTGAACTATATATGTTATTCGACGTGAGGGCGGCAGGGTGCGAAAGCGGACGGGAGCCGGTCGCGAAATCAACAAGACCGAGGTCGCCGATTTGTTCGGTGTCTCGCTCCAAACTGTTGACTACTGGGTCCGCAAGGGCCTGGCGTGCCGCAAGGACAGCCACGAAGTAATCTTCAATTCGGCAGCAGTTACAGCGTTCCTTGAGGCGCAAGCCGAAGCCCGCGCGATAGCATCAAACAAGCCCGCCGACGCAGACGAAGCGCGCAGCCGCAAGCTCGCCGCCGAAGCCGAGATTGCGGAGATGCAGCGCGACAAGATGCGCGGCGAGCTCGTGGACATCTCGTCCGTCGAGAGCGTCGTGGCCGAGGAATACGCGGCGGTCCGGTCTAAGCTGTTGGCATTGCCGGGAAAACTGGCTCCGATGGTCGCCATCGAGGCTGACGAAATCGCATGTCGCGATCTTATCGAGCGCGGCGTAACAGAGGCATTGGATGAACTCGCCCGAGACGCAGGAGAAATCGCGGCAGGCATTGAGGCTGCGACTGCGAACGATACGCCGAGCGGCGCTGAAAGCACCGCCGCGACTGACCGTCAGTGAGTGGGCCGATCAATATCGGCGTCTGAGCCCCGAGGCTAGCGCCGAGCCAGGCGTCTGGATCACGTCTCGCGCGGAATATCAGCGCGGGATCATGGATGCGATCAGCGATCCGCGCGTCGACACCGTTGTCGTGATGTCTTCGGCGCAGGTCGGTAAGACCGAAATCGTGAACAACGTTATCGGGTTCCATGTCGCGCAGGATCCAGCGCCGGTTTTGGTGCTGATGCCCACCTTGGAATTGGGTGAAGCATGGTCGAAAGACCGTCTCGCGCCGATGTTGCGCGACACGCCGGCCCTCAGAGGCAAAATCAAGGACGCACGCAGCCGCGATAGCGGTAACACGTTGCTCCACAAGGCATTTCCGGGCGGACACCTGACGATCTGCGGCGCAAACAGCCCCGCGTCGCTGGCGTCGAGGCCTATTCGGGTCGTTTTGTGCGACGAGGTGGACCGATATCCGGCGTCGGCGGGCACAGAAGGCGACCCAGTGACGCTGGCGCGCAAGCGATCGGCAACATTCTGGAACCGAAAGCTGGTTCTGACCTCGACGCCGACCGTTAAGGGCGGTTCGCGCATCGAAATGGCGTTTGAGGCGTCGGATCAGCGCCGATATTGGGTGCCGTGCCCGCATTGCGGCGAGCACCAGGTGCTCCGGTGGTCATCTGTGCGGTGGCCGCCAAACGAACCGGAGCGCGCGGCGATCCATTGCGTTGCTTGCGGCTGTGAATGGTCGGACGTTGAGCGCTGGCACGCTATCCGGCGCGGAGAATGGCGCGCCGAGGTGCCGACGAACGGTGTCGCGGGCTTCCATCTCAGCGAATTGTACTCGCCCTGGTCGCGCATCGGCGACATCGCGCGGGCGTTTATCGAGGCCAAAAAGAGCCCCGAGACGCTCAAGGCCTGGACCAACACAAGCCTCGGCGAGACCTGGGAAGATGCCGGCGAACGGCTGGACGACACCGGCCTGATGGAGCGCCGCGAGGAATGGTCGGACGCGCCAGCTGACGTCCTGGTGCTGACGGCTGGCGTGGACGTGCAGGACAACCGCCTCGAGGTCGAGATCGTCGGCTGGGGGCGTGACGAGGAAAGCTGGTCGCTCGGGTGGCATGTCATCCACGGCGACCCGTCTGCACCAGCGCTCTGGGCGGATTTGGACCGCATGCTGACGACACCGCTGCGGCGCGAGGACGGCGCGGAGCTGTCGATTGCGGCTGCTGCGGTGGACAGCGGCGGGCATCACACCCAGGCCGTGTATGCCTACTGCCGCGACCGCTACCGGCGGCGCGTCTATGCGATCAAGGGCATGGCGGGCGCAGGGCGTCCGGTGTGGCCGAAGAAGGCGAGCAAGAACAACTCGGGCCGGGTCAATCTGTTCCTGGTCGGCGTCGATGCGGCGAAAGAAGCGGTCTACGCGCGGCTCAAGATCACGCGGCCAGGCGCGGGGTTCTGTCACTTTCCGGCGGACCGCGAGCCTGACTACTTCGCGCAGCTGACCGCCGAAACGATCAGCACGCGCTACACCAAGGGCTTTCCGGTCCGCGTCTGGACGAAGCGACCCGGCGCGCGCAACGAGGCTCTGGACTGCCGGGTCTACGCCTACGCGGCGCTGCAAGCACTGGCAGTGAACTGGTCGCGGCTGGCCTCGGCCAGCGCGACATTCAAGCGCGCCGCGCCTCCTGCTGTGGAGGCGGCGCGCATCGAGCAACCGGCGGCGGAACCTGCGCCGCCAGCGTCACCAAGACCTGCGCCGCGACCGGCCTTTGTGCGACCGATGCGCGGGGGCTGGATGGGCGGCGGATGGAGAGGCTGATCGATGGCTGACAACGTCAACATAACCCCAGGCAGCGGCGCGACGGTCGCTGCTGATGACGTCGGGGGCGCTCTCTACCAGCGGATCAAGGTCGCGCACGGCGCAGACGGCAGCGCGACGGATACGAGCGATGCCGCGCCGCTTCCGACGCAGGACACGGGCCTGTGGTGGATGCTGAACCGCATCTACCAAATGCTGGCCTCGCCGCGCGGCTACGACAAGTCGCTCCAGCGTCAGCGCGGAACGGTGCTGATTGAAAGCGGAACGGTGACGACTGTCACAACGGTTACGACTTGCTCGACGGTCACAAACATCGCCGGTTTCGGCAGCGAGCAGCCGCAGATCATGGCCCGCGCGATGGCTCGCGCTTCCTGGCGCGCGAATGTGCGCGCGTGCATTACCTGAGGTCTCCAGATGACGAACACCTTCAAAAAAGTCATCGACCGTCTGGAGTGGGTGCAGACCGCGCCCTCGCCAAACGCGCACGCTGCCGGGACGCTCATGTGCTGCGACATGCGCTCGGATGTCTCGCGTCATCCGTTTGTGCAGAACCTGATCTCGACCACGGTTCTCAATCGCTACAACATCGTCACGAAATCCTGGCAGCTATCAATCAACCCCGGCGCTGCCGCTGTCGCGGCTGGCGCGGCGATGTGCTTTGTCCCGAGCTTCGCCGCTGTCGGCACCATCGCTGCGGGCGCGACCACGACATCGTTCACACTCTCGACGGCTTTGGGCACCGCTGTCGGCGTGAACATGCTGGCGAACCGTGGCGGCTCGGGTGACTACGGCTTCAAGATCCGCATCACCGACACCACGGCGGGCAAAGTCGAGGAACGCTTCATCGTCGGGAATACGTCCGGCACGACGCCGACGATCACCGTCGATAATGCTTTCACGTTCACTCCCGCGACCGGCGCGCGATACGAGCTTCTGTCTGGCCGCGTCATCATGCTGTCGAGCGGCGCACTCGCGGCGGCGTCATGGCGCAGCTACGAGGTCGCAGCGAATACGCTGGCGAACCTCTCGACCACCAACCTCGTCGCCACCGTCGCCACTGACAGCGCGCTGCTGGTCATGGACGAGCAGTATACGCCCTACAACAACGAGCCCGGCGAGGGCATGATCAAGGGCGGCTTCACCTACGACACGAACGTCGTATCAAGGAAGGCGCTGACTGCCACCGCGACGGGCGCGTCTTCGCTGACTGGACAAGCGGCGGATGGTGACGCTGTCGTTCTCGCGAACGAATACCGCAACTTCCAAATCCGCATCGTGCAGGACACGGGCACACCTGCTGCGGTGGGCCAGCGCCGTATCATCGCTTCGCATACGGCTGGTGCAAGCCCGGTCTACACGCTCGGCACCGCATGGACGACGCAGCCCAGCAGCACGGCGAAATACGTCATTGAGCAGCCCAATTTGATCGTGCTGCGGACCAGCGGCAACACGACGACCTACACCTACAACTACACCGATGCGACCATCAACAACGGAACGAACAGCATCGCTGCGAATGCGTGGTCTACGACGTATTTCGCCGCCGGTCCTGCTGCGAACGCGGCAGGATGCTTGTGGGCGCCGTCGTTCGGCATTCAGCCCGATCCCGCACGCAATGCTCGCCACAGCTTCAACTACTTTTTCCGTGGCGGCGCGGTGACTTTGGATCTGCTCGACATCGCGAACACCATCACCGGCACATGGACAGGCGCGATCACCTACGACGGCGCGCAGAACGCAACGGGCACCGGAACGACCGGGGCGTATTCGCCATATGGCGGCGAAGGGCGCTTCACCTATCTCAACATCTACGTCGCGTCTCAGGTGAACCAGATCTATCGCTTTGACAGCAAGAACCGGGTGCTGTCGCCTCACACGCCCACCGACTTCCTTCAGGCCGGAACCGCCGCGATAGGTCAGCGTATGGCGGCATTCGCGGCGATTGACGGCACCGACAAGTACGATGTCGTCCTGCTACAATCGCACCTCTCGACGGTCACTCAAGAGCTGGTGGTGCTGGTCTGATGTCCATCTCCGATCTGATCCGCCTCGCGCAGAACCGCTTGTCCACCCTCAACTCCGCGCGAGCGACCGCTGACCGGGACGGCGACGCTGATCGTGTCGCCGCGCTCGACACCGAGATCGCCGAGACCGAGGCCACGCTGGCGGCGCTGCGGGGGATCTGATGGAAACGCTCGCAGAACGCCTTGCTCATCCAGACGTCGCCTCACTGCCCGACTGGGCGGCTGCGGCGGCGCTCAATCAGCCCGATCCGATGCTCCCGGCGGTGATCGAGTGGAAACAGACGCAGATCGGCATCGGTTCAGTCCTCGACGCTCTCGGCCCCGAGGCCGGGGCAGCGTTGCTCGATGCGCTGACGACGCTGGCGATCTCGCAGCCGGTCATCCGGTGGGGTCTGCGGCTGATCGAAGACGGGCGCTTTGACCTGTCCCGCCCCTCTGCGCGCGACCAGCTCGCGCGGCTCGTCGTGGCGGGCGTGGTGCAACAGGCCGAGGCGGACGCCCTGCTGGCGCTGTCTCGCGTCGAGCGGCACCCCTCATGGGCCGAGGCCAGCGGCATTGCTGTTGATGCGCGGGCGGTCGGTTTGGCGCGCGGAGGTCGGTGATGGCAGTCGCGAAATGGGCCACGCCATCGACGCGGTCGAGCAATATCCTCTCGACCGTCGCGAACTCGCTGGCGAACGGATCGGAGAGCAGCGTTGTCACTTACGACAACAGCAGCAACAAGGATCTCTACGCGCTGCTGACGCTCAAGCTCGGCAGCATCACGCCATCGACTGGCGGGTCGGTCTCGATCCGCGTCACGCTCAACGACGGCACCGATACCTCCGACAAGGTCGGCGGCGATGTCTACGTCCTGCCGCTGACTTCTGGCGCGTCTGCCAAGGTCAATGTCGTGCAGGTCAGGCTGCCGCCGTTCTCGTTGCGTCTGTCGGTGGTCAACAACGCTGGTGTGACGCTGGCCGCGAGCAGCAATGAACTCTACGTCCGACCCTGGAACGAAGAAGTCGTCTAATGCCGCGCGGGCTCTCGGACTACGATAGCGCGCGGATACAGGGGCGGCTGTGGACGCCTAATGCGCTGCGGCCAGCCGCGTGGTGGGACACCAGCGATCTGTCCACAATGGCATTTGATTCCGTCGGCTGCACAACGCTGCGCGACAAGTCGCATCAGACAATAGACCTTTCTGTTTGGGATCTCGGAACCGGAAAGCCGACTTTGGCAATCCACGGGGCAAGCGGCAAGAATTGCTTGCAGTTTACAAACCAGAGAATGAGGAACCAGACCAAATCAATTACGTCCGGGACATACACCGGAAATCTGAACGCTTTTTGGGTGTTTGTTGACAACGGCAACGACGGAATGATTTTCCACGAGCGTGGTTCGTGGGGGATTTTGCCCGCCGACTTGACCGGCTCTGGTGGTGGATATGTAATCACCGACACAACGGGAGTATCCAGGTCTCAAATATCCCTTGCTTCATACCAGAAAATAACAGCAGCGGCTGGGTCCGTTAATTCTGTTTTGCATGTGCCAAGTTCGGTCCCGAGATTGTGGATAAACGGATCGGAGCAAACCGGAATAACCGTATCAGAGGCAAATATAACGGGATCAAATACTGTAAACATATGCAGCCAATCAAACGGCAACTTTCCTGCATATGGCCAGCTGTGCGAAATATTCCTTACTACAACTGACTTCAATGATTACGACAGGTGGCGCGCTGAAGGCTATTTGGCCTGGAAGTGGAATTATCCCCTCGCCGCTGACCATCCCTTCGCCAACCGCCCCCCGCTGATCGGGGACTGACATGCTGCGGGTCAGAGTTCCTGGCAGCACGGCGCTATTTGTTGACCCCAACGCAACTGCCAATGGCGTCACGTTTACCGCAACCGCGTCTTTGGTTGCGGGGGCTGGTCAGGTCAACGCAACTGCGGGATTGCCGCGCACAAATAGCGGTCTGCTGCTGTTGCTTGGCTCGGCGCTTGATCATGCCGAAGCTTTGCCGGTCTCGGTCGTTTTTGTGCCTGGCGAGGCCAGCGCAGCGGCGGGCAACGCAACAGCAGACGGCGTCACGCTCACTGTCACGTCCAGCCTGATCGCTGGATCTGGCAGCGCAGCCAGCCAAGCCAATGGCGCGACACTCACCGTCACGTCTAGCCTGATTGATGGCACCGCCAGTGCGGGCACGACGGCAAACGGCGTCACACTTACCGCAACGGCAAGCCTTGTCTCTGGAGCTGCTACGGCATCCAGTCAGGCAACCGGGGTCACGCTTTCTACGACCGCAAGCCTGATCGCTGGCGCGGCCAGCGCCGCCAGCCAGGCCAGCGGCGCGACGCTCACCGTCGTGTCCAGCCTAGCTGCTGGAGCGGCCAGCGCCGCCAGTCAAGCCAATGGCGTCGTGCTGCCGGTTTCCGCGTCGCTGGTAGCGGGTATCGCGTCAGGCAATGCCGAGGCCTCGGGCGCAACCCTTAGCGCAACAGCGAGCCTTTTGGCGGGCTCCGCTGAAGGCGGCGCAACAGCGTCCGGCGCAACGCTTGAAGCCGCAGCGTCTATCATTGCGGGCGAAGCGACGGGCGGCGAAACGGTGAACGGCGTCACGC